TTAGGCTCTTTTAACTGCACTAAGTACACAATTAAAAATAAAAATGGTAAATACACATTCGACTTTGCTCAATTCAAGGAAGACATTCCACACGTTGTTCGTGCTATGGATAACGTTGTTGATCGTACTATCTACCCATTGAGGGAGCAAGAAGATGAGGCAAAGAATAAGCGGAGAATGGGACTCGGCGTTACAGGTCTTGCTAATGCAGGCGAGATGCTTGGATTCGAGTATGGCTCTAAGCCTTTCCTGCGATGGATGGAGAAAGTCTTCGCATGTCTCAGAGACAACACCTACTACGCCTCAGCAAAACTTGCAGAAGAGAAGGGGTCATTCCCCCTCTATCGTGAAGACTACCTAAAGGGTAACTTCATTCGTACACTCCCAGCATTTGTCCAAAAGGAGATCCGAAAGCATGGTATTAGGAACAGCCACCTCACATCTATTGCGCCTACTGGGACAATCTCCCTCGTGGCAGATAACATCAGTGGTGGAATCGAACCAGTCTTTTCACATTCATACGAGCGTACCATCCAGACTTTTGACGGACCACGTTATGACAACGTTAAGGACTATGCTTTTGCACGAGGAGTTGAAGGACGAAAGGCAGATGACATTTCAGTTCATGAACACTTAGCTGTTCTTACTTTAGCCCAGCACTACATCGACAGTGCTTGTTCTAAAACCTGCAATGTGGGGGATGATGTTACTTATGATGATTTCAAACGTGTTTACGAAACGGCATGGAAAGAGGGAGCCAAGGGCTGTACCACATTTAGGCTCTCTGGAAAACGCTACGGAATCTTCAATGAGACCGTGGAAGAAAAAGAGGAAGCTGAGGTCCAGACTGAAGTCACTCCAGAGGAGAACGGAGCGAAGGCAGAGGCGTGTTTTTTTGACCCGACTACTGGGCAGCGAGAGTGCTCGTGAGTTATTAGATTAAAATAGGAGGTAGCGATGCCACAACAGATTATACCAATTACAGATCTAGCATCAGCTGGTCTTGTACAAGATACTCCTGCAGTGTCGCTACCACCTAATGTCTTCTCAGAGGTACAGAATGTTCGCTTTAGGGATGGGGCTGTTAAAAGGTTCCCCTCTGATGTTGATAAACTAACATCACTTACAAACGTTGTGTACGTTGCGTACTGGCCCTCTACACTTGGAGATCGGTATGTAGTTATTACAGACAATGGGTCTGACACAGTGTTCACAGTGTACAGTGATAGCTTCTCTGTTGTCGCAGCTCAAGGTGGTACTAACACTGGGGTAACTGGTGGTAGTTGGCAGCATACTCTATTTAATGGTGGTTATCATATCATCCTTAATAATGGTAACTCTACACCTGTGTTTCTACAAGATGATGTAGTTGGGGTAACTCCACTACCTGGGTGGGACTCTTATGCTGTTGAAGAAGATATTACTTCTTTTGAGCATGATGGTTCTGCAGGTGTTATTGAAGTTAAGAACACTGTGTTTGCAGATCCTGGTGCAGGTAATTCAATATCTATTAAGATAACCGCATTGCCTCGTAATACAGCTGAACCAATACACACTGAGACAGTGACTATAAATTCCGCAGGTGTTGTATCACCTGATGCAACATTAGCTGACATCGGTACAATATCTGGAGTTAATTACTCTAACAACTCATTCAACTTTACCCCAGACACTTCTTCTGGTGGTACAGTTTATAAAATATTTGTAACCACCACCCCCGTAACAGCTGTAACAGCAGGTGTTATAAGATCTTATGGTAACCTCTTAGTTGCAGGTAACCTAAAAGAAACAGGTGGTCGTACTCTTACAGGTACTGTTAGAACCTCTGATGTTGCGGCTCCAGGTGTTATGCCTGAGAACTGGAACCCCTTTAAGAATGGTGCTAACACAGCAGACGAATTTATCTTAGCATCTACAGGAACTATTCAAGACCTAGCGGAGCTACAGGGTGTTCTCTACGTGTACACAGACTCTTCTATTCACTCCATTCAACAGACCAACTCTCCTATTGTCCCCTTTCAGATTGCAACAGTGACTGATAACTATGGGGTTAATAATACAGATGGTGTTATTGAAGTGGATGGCAAGCACATCGTGTATGGTAGTAATGATTGCTATGTATTTGGTGGGCATCCTGGATCCATTTCGTCTATCTCTGATGGGCGTGTTAGGAACTTCTTTCGTACTAACATAACAATTAAATCAGTTAGGTTTAACAAGTATGATGAGATTTGGTTCTGGTCTAGCTCAATTGTATATGTTTGGAACTATCGTAATAATGTGTGGACTAAACGAGACTTACCTACAGGTACAAATTCAATGTCTGCTGTTCGAGGGGACTTGCTCCTTTCAGCACCTACGAAACTAGTTGGTGTGGATGGTAGTGCATACTTATCGGGGGCTGTACTAGAGCGTAAGCGCATGGCAGTTACTCCTGAGTTTGACACTGAGAGTGTTTCTGGCATGGCGCTGTTGTTCGATGGTGCTTCTAAAGCTAACATTAAGTATGATGGTATTGATAAGCTTGGAGAGGTAGTTGACTTCACGGCTAATGCTGCCATACCTTTTGATACTACTACGGATTACAAAGCAGACGTTAGGTTTAATGGTAGATTCTTAAACTATAGAATTGAAAGCCAGTCAGGTGAAACAACCCTTGATTGGAATCTTACAGGGTATCAGATCCAGGTGAGCAAAGGGGGCAGTAGATAATGAATATTATCAAACCACCCTACACTGGTGACCCTACCTTAGACTCTTGGACAAACCAGATAACACAAGCTCTTAATATGGGTTTACTGTTACCTGGAATCCAAGGTCAGACTGGTGGGGTTGGATCTTCTGGACCAACAGGTAATACTGCAATCTATCTATATCAAAGAACTACAGTTAATAATGCACCCTCTAGGCCCACAACTGTTGTATATGATTATACAGACATTAATAACGTGACCATAACAGCTAACAATGGTTGGTCGGGTGCAGTTCCAACAACTGGTGGTAAATACCTTTGGATTACCTTTAGATATATTTCAAACCTAGAAGATACAATTACTGATTCAAATACTTGGAACACTGTGGTGTTGCTATCTGAGGATGGTAATGATGGTGCCCCAGCTCCTAGGTCTCTCTATCGAAGGGTATATTACTCATCTTCATCTGGAGCACCTAGCTCCCCAACTGCTACAGTCACATGGGCAACCCTTGTGTTGTCTGGACTAACTACAGGGTGGTCAGAGACTGCCCCAACAGCTAGTGCAACTTCAACTACTTTGGTTTACTTCTCTGATCTTATATTCACAGATGATACAGGTGTAGCCACAACTGGCTCATCTACTGGGAGTACCCCAATAGAAGGCACTTCTTTCTCAGGGATTGTGACATTTAACAGTGGCAGCTTTTCACTAGATGGGTCTACTATAACATCTATAGATGGTGGTAACATATCTACAGGTACCATTACATCAAATGAGATAGCTACAGGTACAATTACAGCAAATCAAATAGCAACAGGTACAATCACTGCGGCTAGTGGGGTTATTGGGTCACTAAGTGCTACTGACATAACCACGGGGACAATCACTATTGCCAGACTTCCAGGTATCGGTGTTGCGGGTTCAACTACTGTAAATAGCAACACTTCTACCACAGCAAACATTACTGTGTCATTTAGCGGAGTTAATGTAGGTTCAAGTATGATGGCGGTAATCACTGGGACTTTTGGTCAGTCAACCGCAAGCACTGTGTTGACAATAACTCCAACAGGTTCAGGGGTTACTCTGGCACACACTCAAACAACTGGTGGTTTCGTAGTTGAAAACGCATCAGCAGTTAATGGTACACCATACACCCATGTTATTACCGCTACGGCAACAGCCTCTAGTGGGACTTTGGGTTTTACTTTATCTAAAAACAATAGTGGTAACTTGTATTATAAAGTTGCAAACTCCCTCTTAACATTTAAGGCATAAAATGGAATATACACTATACAAATCAAATGGACATTGGCTTGCAGATATAGATTGCACAGGTGATGTCCCTATCCTAGAAGACGGGCAACAGGTTGTTGAAGGTTCTTATGGTAGTGGTACAATGTTAGAAGACGTTGGTGTTTCACCAGCTAGTGGGGATGCTCTTTCAGTACATAATGAAGAACTACTCTCTGCTATACGCGGTAAACGTAATGTATTACTTGCCTCGTCAGATTGGATAGACCTACCCAGCTGCCCACTTTCAACGGAAAAGAAGATGTCATGGCAAACCTATAGAACGGTCTTAAGAGACTTACCTTCTAATACAACAAATCTGGAAAACCCAACGTGGCCCACACCCCCAACATAAGGAAGTTAAATGATTAGACTATTAAGTGGCCCTGAGTTGGCAGATCAATGGTACAAGTTAAGGCCCTTAGTTGAAGAAGCATTAGTACATGGCGGTGGGATGGTGACATCTCATGGGCTCTTTCTGCAATGCTTAGGTGCTG